GCAGCCTGGACACGTAAAGAAGGGAAAAACCCTGCCGGTGGATTGAACGCGGCAGGCCGAGCCAGTTACAAAGCCGAGACAGGCGGCACGCTCAAAGCGCCTGTAAAGGCCGGCGACAACCCGCGGCGTGCTAGTTTCCTCGCAAGGATGGGCGGTATGCCTGGACCGATGGAAAAGAATGGCGAGCCGACCAGATTGGCACTTGCACTCAAGGCGTGGGGCGCGAGCAGCAAGGCCGACGCCAAGAGCAAAGCCGCAGCAATCAGCGAAAGAAACAAATAAATGGAAGCCACCGCAACCGGCGTGCAGAAATACCTGAATATCGTCAGTCAATACGACAACGAATTCAAGAAGTGGGAAGCGCGGGCAGAGAAAATCGTCAAACGCTATCGTGACGACAATCGCAGCCAGCATACCAACGAAACCGCAAAATTCAATATTCTATGGTCCAACGTGCAGACGTTGATTCCGGCTGTTTACTCCAAGCTGCCGAAAGCGGTCGCAGAGCGCCGGTTCGGTGATAACGATCCTGTGGGCCGCGTGGCGTCTGAGCTGATCGAGCGTGCGCTTGATTACGAGATTGAGCATTACCCAGACTTCCGCGCCACGATGCGCTATGCCGTTGAGGATCGGTTCCTCGGTGGCCGCGGCACTGCTTGGGTGCGTTACGAGCCGCATGTTCGCACACTTGACACACCCGAAGATGGCGTGCAAATCACCGAGGACATCGAAAATGAGCGAGCAGAAGGCCAAACCCCCGAAGGCGCCGAGAATCCCGAGAATCAGGACTACACCGCTGGCGAAGCCGAGCCGCAAGAGGAAATCGAATACGAGTGCGCCCCCACCGATTACGTTCATTGGAAGGATTTTGGCCACTCTGTCGCACGCACTTGGGAGGAGGTAACCTGCGTTTGGCGTTGGGTTTACATGACACGCGAGGCGCTTACAGAGCGATTCGGCGAAAAGGTATCAAAAAAGATTCCGTTAGATTCAGGACCGGAAACGCTCAAAACTTATGGCCAGAGCAACAAAGAGCGCACCCGCGCAAAGATATGCGAGTTGTGGGATAAAGAAACCGGCAAGGTCTACTGGTTTACCAAGAACTATAACGAGCTGATCGACGAGCGCGACGATCCTCTCGAACTTGAGGGCTTTTTCCCTTGCAGCAAACCGCTTTATAGCACCACGACCAGCGATACGCTGATTCCGGTGCCTGACTTCGTGCTCTACCAGGACCAGGCGAACGAGCTGGATATTCTTTCAGATCGCATTGACGGACTGGTTAAAGCACTGCGGATTCGCGGCGTTTACGATGCGAGCCAGCCGGCACTGCAACGCCTGCTGACTGAGGGCGACAACAATACGCTGATCCCAGTCGACAAATGGATGCAATTCAGCGAAAAAGGCGGGCTTAAAGGCGCTATCGACATTCTGCCGATTGACGAGCTGGCTAATGCGTTGCTGAACTGCTACCGGGCACGCACCGAGATCAAGGCGCAAATTTACGAGATTACCGGCATTTCCGACATTATCCGCGGCGCCTCGGCAGCAAGCGAAACCGCAACCGCGCAGCAGATCAAAGGCCAATACGCCGGCCTGCGCCTGCGCTCGATGCAGGAAGAAGTTGCACTGTTTGCCAGCGAGCTGATCCGGCTAAAAGCGCAGGTCATGTGCAGCAAATTTCAGCCGCAGACGATTCTGGCCTATGCCGCTGCTGCTCAGATGAGCCAGCCAGATCAGCAGATGATCCCGCAGGCGATGCAACTAATGCAGGACAATCCGCTGCGGAACTTTCGCATTGAGGTCGATGCCGACAGTTTGGTGCAGCTGGACGAGCAACAGAACAAGCGCGACCGCGTGGAATTCCTGACCGCATTCGGTGGATTTATGAAAGAAGCATTGCCAGTCGGCCAGCAATCGCCCGAAATGGTGCCCATGCTGGTCGAGCTGATCAAATTCGGCATCGGTGGCTTCAAGCAGGCCAAACCGATCGAGGGCGTGCTTGATGTTGCGCTCGAGCAGATGAAACAGAAGCAACAACAATCTGCCGGTCAGCCGCCGCAACCCAGCCCTGAGATGATCAAGCTGCAAGCACAGCAGCAAACTGACCAGATGCGCGTGCAGGCCGACACGCAAGCCGCCCAGGCGAAAGCGCAGGCCGAGATGCAGATCGAGCAGATGAAGATGCAGCACGCCGCGCAGCTCGAACAACAAAAGCTGCAATTCGAGGGCCAGCTCAAAGCGGCCGAACTGAAGGCGGCGCACGAGCGCACCGAGTTGGAAGCGGCAACTAAAATCATGGTGGCAAGGATTGGCGCTAACCCGGGTCTGGATATACCGTTGATTGAAGCGCAGCAGGCCGCAAGCGAGAAGGTTAGCGCCGAGCTAGGCGATAACGTCAAAATGGCCATTGATCACATGGCGCAGATGCACGAAAACATGGCAAACATGCATGGCGAAACCATGAACCGCATCGGTGGTGTCATGCAAACTTTAGCAGCACCTAAACGCATTGTGCGCGGGCCTGACGGCAAAGCAGTCGGCGTGGAGGTGGCAGCATGATCGTCACCACGACCAAAGGCGAGATGGACGATTCACTGCTCGAAAAGCGAGAGGGATCGGTCGACAACGACAACGAGAGCACGACATGGGTAGAGTATTGGCTTGCTGACGAGCTGGTGCACAGATCCGCGCATGTCAGACTGAAAAAACCGATGGTTTCAACATCCGAGGCAGGGAGTTTCAAAAATGGCTAACACGCAAGCAATGTGCACCAGTTTCAAAACAGAGATTCTCTCCGGCATTCACGCGCTGGGAACGACCGTTATTCGGGCCGGAACAGGTGCAGACACCCTAAAAGCTGCGCTGTATCTGGCAAGTGCCACTGTAAACGCCTCCACGACCGCATACAGCGCCACTGGCGAGGTTTCAGGCACTGGCTATAGTGCCGGTGGGGTCACAGCGACAAACGCCACAGCGCCCACCTCAAGCGGAACCACAGCTTATTGGACGCCGAGTGCCAGCTTCACTTACACGACCGTCACGCTCACCACATCGTTTGATTGCGTGCTTGTCTATAACAGCACCCAATCCAACAAGGCGATCAGCGTGCACACCTTTGGCGCCCAAGCGATCACCGCGGGAACTATCGTGTTATCCATGCCGACCAATGACAGCACTAACGCACTTATCCGCATTGCCTAATTCATGGCACAGGGCGCATGGGATACCGGCACCTGGGATGCTGCACTATGGGATTCCCTGCCCGTCACCGGCAATTCTGCTACAGGATCGCCGGGTAGTGTCGGCGTTGCCGCAACTGTTCCACTTACTGGGAACGCCGCAACCGGCGCAGCCGGTACCGTTACGGCCACCGCGACCATTCCGATTACCGGAACCGGCGCCACAACGGCCGTTGGCACAGTCGGCGCAACCGTCACCATCTCACTATCCGGCGTGCAGGCAACCGGAGCCGTCGGCACCGAAACTGTTAGCACAACGGTTCCAGTTACAGGCACCGAGGCAACTGGCGCCGCGGGCACTGTTGGCCTTGTCATCACAATTTCGCTGTCTGGCAATGACGCAACCGGATCAGTCGGCACTGTTACGCCGAGCGCACCGCCCGTCGTCATCATTGACGACACGCACGACGGCCGACGATTTAAAGAGCAGCTTGAACGCGAGCGCAAACTCAGAGCAAAGAAAAAACAGGCAATACTTGATGCTTTTGAGCGCATTGTCGAAGGCCGGCCAGAGATCGCCGAGGAAATTGCCGCGCCTTATGTCGTCACGCAACCAAAGGCAAAGTCAGCGCCCCCGACAATCAATTACGACGCGCTGTTTGCCGATCTGGACCGCGTGCAGCGGATCTGGGATACCCACCTTGAAATGGATGATGAGGACGTTCTGACACTGTTATGAGAAAACAATACGTGCAAATCAATGGTGAACTGGTTGAAAAAAACAATTACTACGCCGATCCGCTAGCGCCGATCGTGATGCCCGACATTCAGCCGTATCAGTCAATGGCCGATGGCAGCATGATCACCAGCCGCAGCCAGCACCGCGAGCATTTGCGGGCGCATAACTGCATTGAGATCGGCAACGAGAGCATGGAAACCAAAGTCGCACCTCCAACAGACAACCGGCGCGAGATCCTGCGGGCGCAACTTGCCAATATGACGCACGACCAGGCTAATAAAATGCTCGCCAAAGCGCGAGATGATTTACGTTTTAACCGTCGTTAAACTAACCCCCACAGGGAGAAGCAAATGTCAGACCTGAACGAGATAGTGCCAGTCGAAAACGCAGACGCACGCCGCGAGATGCTTTCAGCACAGTTTGATGAGGCCGAGGCCGCACCCGAACCCGAAAGAGCGCAACCGGCCGAAAAGCCGCGGGATGAAGTCGGCAAGTTTGCAAAAGCCGCACCGACTGAGGAAAAGACCGAGGAAGATCCGGTCTGGCGCCGGCCACCGGCAAGCTGGAAAAAGGACTATCACGAAACTTGGAATCTGGCAGACGACAAGCTAAAACAATACGCCTGGCAGCGCGAAAGCGAGATGAAGGCGGGCGTCGAGCCGTTAATCAGCAAAGCCCAATTTGCCGACCAAATGCAGGAGGTTTTGAACCCCTACATGAACACGATTCAGGGTTTGGGCATTGACGCGCCGAAAGCAGTTAAGGCACTGATGGAGGCCGATCACGCGCTGAGATACAGCAATCCGCAAGAAAAACGGCAGTATTTTGCTAGACTGGCGCAATCTTACGGTGTAAATTTAAACGAAATGGGTAACGACCTGCCACAACAGGCCGTTGATCCGACAATCTATGCACTGCAAAACGAACTGAATAACGTTCGCGGCGAAGTGCAAGGCTGGAAACAGCAACAGGAACAGCAGCAGAATCAAGCCTTACTTGGCGAAATCAACAATTTCAGTCAAAAGGCCGAACACTTCGAGGAAGCACGCCCAGCCATGATCCAGCTTCTACAAAGCGGCATGGCTATGGATCTCGATGATGCGTACGAAAAAGCAATACGCTTAAGTCCCGAACTTTTTGATGCTGTCCAAAGTGGCCGACAAGCCGAAGCGGATGCAACGAAACGTGCAGCAGCTAATACTGCGGCGAAACGGGCGAGGGCGGCAGCGGTAAGCGTGAAAGGTTCCACACCCGGCACCGTTACAAATACCAAAGCGCAAGATCGCCGGTCGTTGCTTGCCGAACAATTCGACAACATAAGCGACCGACTCTGATAATTTTCTAAGGAGCTTTATTATGGCTTTTGCCAATAGCTCGATCAGCGACATCATTGCGACCAACATTCAAAGTCGTAGCGGTGAGCTGGCCGACAACGTTACAAATAACAATGCGCTTTTGCGCCGCCTCAAAGAACGCGGGAATGTTAAGACCTTCAGTGGGGGGAATGTCATACTCCAAGAAGTTATGTATAACGACAGCACGACCAATAACACGAATTCTTATTCGGGTTATGAAGTGTTGAACGTTTCACAAAACAGCCCGATCAGTGCGGCGCAATACGGCATTACGCAATATGCTGCTGCGGTTTCGATCAGCGGTTTGGAGATGATTCAGAACAGCGGCAAAGAAGCGATCATCGACCTGCTTGACGGTCGTATGAACGTGGCCGAAGCGCAGCTGGCTAACCGTATCGGTGGCGATATTTATCTTGATGGTACGGGAAACTCTGGTAAGAACATTACCGGGCTGGCAGCTGCTGTGCCGGATAGTCCGAGCACTGGCACGTATGGCGGCATCAACCGAGCTACGTTCGCGTTCTGGCGCTCAGTGGCTTACTCTGGTGTAACAAACGGCGGATCTGCTACTTCAGCATCGAACATCCAGCAATACATGGATTCGGTCGCTGTGCAGCTGATTCGCGGAACCGACAAGCCGGATTTGATCGTTGCTGATAACAACTATTACCGTTTGTATCTGCAATCGTTGCAGTCGATTCAGCGCATTTCTGATTCGGGTTCCTCGATGGCCGGTGCGGGCTTTGCTTCGCTGAAATACTACGGCGCTGGCATGGCTTCCGACGTTGTGCTTGACGGCGGTATCGGTTCGGCAGCAACTGCAAACCACATGTGGTTCCTTAATGTTGGGGTCACTCTGCATTAAAACGCAGATGTGAGAATTCTCTCTGATTGACTTGGAACTCCTGAAGAGGACAACAAGGGGCAAGCGAAAGCAGCCTGAACGACTAAGCGAGAGAACACCTGGGAAGGTGAAGCGATAGTCTGGACTTGAGTGCAACTTGAAGTAACCAAAGCTCAAGAGTGCGGCAGAAATGATCGCACCACACCGCAAGGTGGGGTAACAGCAAGCAATACGAAGTACATTTTTTTCAGGCCACACGTAGACAGGAACTTTGTGCCGATTGGCGGCGAACGGCAAGCCGTAAACCAAGACGCGATTGTTAAACTGATTGGCTGGGCGGGCAACATGTGCGCTAGCGGTCCGCAGTTTAGCGGCGTGTTGGTTGCTTAAGGAGATATTGACATGGCTTATACTTTTGACGACAACAAAGCCGGCTTGCTTCAGATTGCGGTCATCGACACGGGTGTCACTAGCCCGAGCGGTGTCTCAACTAGTAGCGCTGCCGTTATCCCAACCCCGCCTA